ATATAGATCATGCCGTGCGCGATTCACTTATTCATAAATATATTACATGGTCAGAACGACTTGACTATGAAATATATAAGTTAGCAGGCACATATATCAATGTCAATTCACCTAAACAAGTTTTCATACTCTTGTATGAAACTCTTAAACTTCCGCAAAGATTTGGAACTGGTGAAGAACATATTACTGCATTGATAAATAGCTCTAAGGTTAAAGATGAACATAAGGTTCTTTTAGAAAAAATACTTGAGAAACGTCGAGTCGATAAATCTATTGGAACATACTTATTAGCACTACCTGATTTCGATGGCAAAATGAAAACGACATTCTTTCTATGCCTCGAAACAGGTAGAACTGCAACAAGTATGCAAGAAGAACCTATTAGACCTTCTATTTCGATTACGGATTCTAATGGAAAGAAAAAGGAAAAAGCTATAGGAGCTTCTTTCCAAGTAATGACTAAACATGGAGATATAGGTCAGGATGTAAGATCAGTATATATTCCAGAAAAAGAATTTATATTCTTATCAGCAGATAGCAGTCAAGCTGAAGCTAGAGTAACATCTCTACTATCTAATGATGAAAAAATGTTAAGCATGTATGATAATCATGATATACATGCTCTTACAGCATCATGGTTTTTTGGTGGAACTGAAGATGATTATTCTAAAAAGAAACTAGGATATGAAGTTCCTACTAGATTCATAGGTAAAACTTTACGACATGCTGGTGAACGTGGAGCTAAAGGTAAACGCGCGGCTATTGAAGTAAATACAAACGCGCGGAAGTATAAGATTGATATAAAGATTACTGATACTCAAGCGGATGCTGCATTAAATATATTTCATAGAATGTGTCCTAACATTCAAGCAGTATATTTCAAAGAAGTTATTGAATGTATTAAGACAACACGAATGTTAACTGCTCCATTACCATATGGAATAGATGCTCCATGTGGGGGTAAAAGAATATTCTATGAACGCTGGGGAGATGAATTATTTAGAGAAGCATTTAGTTATTTACCGCAACGCGCAGTTACAGATAATACTAAAGCTGCAATGCTAAGAATTAAAAAGATCATGCCTGACATAAGAATTATTATGGAAGCTCACGATTCAATTTTATTTATGATTCGAGAAGATGAACTTGAAGATCGTGCTGTAATAGTCAAACAAGAAATGGAAAGATCATTAGACTTTAGTTCATGTAGTTTACCAAGACACAACTTAACTATTCCATGTGAATTAGAGACAGGATATAATTACATGGAATTAAAGAAATTTAAGTTTGCACATGACTATCCACTACTATCAGGAATACCTGAAGCAATAATGGATGTTCCATTTAAGTTTAAAGGAGTTACTAGAACAGACAACTGGATAGTTTCATAAGGAGTTGTATGAAAAGATATGAACTGACATTAGTTACTAGAGATGATAATAATCCAGAAGGAAATTGGACTGCATCAAAAATAGATAAGATTCTAGCAGATGAATTAGTTGAATTAATTGCACAGTTTGTTTTGCTTATAGCTAATATACGTATTAATGAAAAAGGATCTCATACAGATAATAAAATGGAGATACTTGATGATGACATACCTTTCTGAAGTATGCTCTAAATGCGGACTAGATAGTATGAATTGTAGGTGTGAAAATTTTCATCCTAATAAGATTGTAATTAATTTGTCTTTAGAAGAATGCTGAGTATTAATGAAGTTCTTGAAGCATGAATATATTCCTTATACTAATGAAGCATTGAGTGAACTTATTAACAAAATTTACGATTTCATAGACAATCATGAAAAGTGATGAAAGAGAAACATCTAATAAACTCTTTGAAGAATTACATAAAGAATTTAACTTTGAAATAGATTTAGCGGCATCAGATAAATTACATAAACTTCCATTATATTATACTAAATATAATTCTGCTTTTAATTATCCTTGGGATAAAAGAAGTTTCCTAAATCCCCCTTACAGTAATCTATATAAATGGGTTGAATACGCTGATAAACAATTTGGATTAATAGTCATGATTTTACCATGTGATACTAGCACAGCATGGTTTCATGATTTTATATGGAATGATAAGATTCATAGGACTAGATCAGGTTGGCAAATAAGATTGCCTCGCGGTCGGTTTACTTTTGGTAGTTATACTAATACACCTAAATTTGCCACGATAATTGCTGTTCATAATTATCAATTCAGTTACTCGGCGTATTAAAAATGAGTTGGCTGACTAACCTTATAGAACAGCATAAAGAATTAGAAAGTCCACAATCATTTTGGTTATGGTCAGGATTATGTACTATCTCGGCTGTCGTTAAGGATAACATTTGGATTGATCGTGGTGGAGCATATAAACTCTATCCAAATATATACGTCATGCTACATGCAGATAGCGGATTAAAAAAAGGTAAACCTGTAAGTCTAGCTAAGGAACTAGTTAAACGTGTTAATAATACACGAATCATTAGTGGCCGTTCTAGTATACAAGGCATACTAAAAAAACTTGGAACAGCCTATACAGTTCCCGGTGGTAAAGTAGTTAATAGATCAGTTGGTTTTATTGTAGCAAGTGAATTTTCTTCAAGTCTAGTTAGTGACCCTGCTGCAATGACTATATTAACTGACTTATATGATAGACAATGGAATGAAGGTGAATGGGAATCATTATTAAAAATGGAAACTTTTGAATTGAAAGATCCTACTATCTCCATGCTAGTAGCTACGAATGAAGCTCATTTTGAAGATTTCATAGCTAGAAAAGATATACATGGTGGATTTATAGGAAGGATGTTCGTAATTGCTGAAAGCGAAGTTGAGCAATTAAATCCTTTAATTCGACGAATGAAGATAGTTCCTGACATAGAAAAATTAGCTGTTTATCTTAAAGAAGTAGCAAAACTTCAGGGACCATTTGAAGATTTAGAAGGAACTTCAGCAGGTAAATTATATGAAGATTGGTATATGCATTTTTACGGAATGGTTAAAGATCAGAAGATAAAAGATGCAACTGGCACAATTCAAAGATTTGGTGACTCAGTATTAAAAGTAGCTATATTACTTGCACTAGCTGATGAACCGAAATTAGTCATACGCGAATCGAATATGAGCATGGCAATTCAAATTTGTGAGAAACTAATTTCAGGAGTTAGAAAAACAACATTAGGTAAGGTTAAGAAAGATGACATGAATACGAATCGTAAGACTATTCTAATAAATGAATTAATGAACCGCGCCGGTCATTCTATATCTAGATTACAATTAAATAAACAATATTGGATGCATGGTAATACTAATGAATGGGACGATTGTATTGCTTCAATAGAAACGGCAGGAATGATTATAATAGAATCTATAGGCAATCAAGTAATTATTAGAATGCCAGATACACAATATCAAGAAATGAAAGAATATCTGGAGGGAAAGAATAAATGAATTATCAAATTACTTTTGATCCCGATGGTGGAGATATGGGTCGCGCGAGTCTCACACATATTAATCCATTTGAATTTCAAATGATTCTTCCTCACATTGCTCATATATTAGAATGTTTATATTTATCTAACTTATTTCCATTATCATTCAAATATGCTTTTGAATTTTCAGCTCATTATAATAATGAAATACTTCTTATAATGAATACAATTAAATTACCACCACATGTTAAATTTTATGAATGTGATGGAAGAAAAATATTTGAAATGCGCGGCGCATCAGGAGGTCTAGTATCTAGTTATATTTGTTATTTAATTACAGGAGAATAAATATGATAGACTATCTAGAATTAGTCGAAGATTTCCATAAGAAATATAATCATTATCTAGGTGATTTACATATGTTAACTCCTAATGAAACAATTGACTTAAGAAAAAAACTAATAGAAGAAGAAACTATAGAATTCATTAATGCTTCTCTGAAAATGACTTTTCTTGGATTTGAGAGACTATCCAAGAAAACCGAATATTCAATACATATGACTGAAATCGCAGATGCTCTCGCGGATCTGTTATATGTAGTATTTGGAGCCGCACTTGCATATGGTATTCCAATAGAAGAAGTATTCAAAGAAGTGCATCGTTCTAATATGACTAAGAGTATGCTTAAAGATGAGAAATCAATTAAAGGAAAGACAATTAAGGGCGAAGATTATGATCCACCTAGAATTAAAGAAATAATAGAGAGGCATATGAAATGAATCATATTGAAATTAATAATTATTTAACTCGCTTAAAGCATAAAAGATATTACACCGGCACTCTTTCTATAGTAGAACCTGATTGGATGACTGATATTAAAGCTCTTATTAAAATTATTGAACAATTATTAAAAGATATTAATATAGCAACTGGAGCATAATATGACAAGACAACAACTTATTGAAATAAATTTTGAGTTTCTTCGTAAATATAGTTGGTCAACTCCTGACATACAAAAACGCATAAGTAATTTTTTCTCTTGGTTTGATAAAGAAGAAAAGCAGGAAGAAAATTTTGCTACACTGATAATAATTATTAGCTTTCTTTGTGCGACTATTCCAGGTCTGAAAGATCATATAGAATATCATACAAAAACACTTTTGGAGACAATAAATGATAAAGATAAATCAGAAAAACAATAACTTTTCCTGTCCTTTTTGTGGATTATCTAGTAGAGGAATTTTATCAGTGTTTTCTATACCAGTGCATATATGCAAAGACGTTCCTAATCCTCCCGGTATATTTATAATTGGTAAAGATTTAGATTTCATTATTGCTCATTTTGAGAGAAAAGGCAACGAATGAAAATTACTATAAAAACTGGAGTTGAACCTCCAATTTTAATTATACTAGCCGCTTTTACTAATTCTGTTTCTAAATTAGATTTAAGCTTAGTTAATGTAACATCAGGAATAGATGGAAAACATAAGAGTAAAAGTAAACATTATCAATTATGTGCGCTTGATTTCTCTAGTAAAATATATTTAAAAGATAAATTAGATGATTTAATAGATGATCTTAAATCACGACTAGGACCAGACTACGATGTAATATTAGAAGATTTTAATGGCCCGAATGAACATATCCATGTGGAGTTTGATCCAAAATGATTAAATCGCGCATTCCTGAATTTACTGAAACATTGAGATTAATGCATGAAATTCATATTAAGAAAAATGCAGATTATACACCAGAAGATAATCCATTTTTCAACTTTGATTTTACTAAAATGGTATTACATTTCTTTAAAGATGAAAGGGATATACCATTCATAGTTCCAATAGCAACTAAACTTGCGCGGCTGTCAGTTTTACTAGAAAAGCAAACTAAGCCTAATAATGAATCAATTCAGGATTCATTAGTAGATATAGCCAATTATATTATATTATGGAAGTGTGATATTTCTAGGAGGAGAGTATGACTTTCAAGCAGATTATATATCGGGGATTACTCGGAGCTATAGTATATTGGATAAATAAATACTGTTGGTATAAGTCTCTTAATTGTGCTGATAAGTGGTTAGTGCATAATGGATATTTATTAGACTATAAACATTACTCCTGACCATAAGTTTGTATACCCATACCAAACGCGCTTGGCACAATTAAAGGAAGTAATTCAGGTTCTTCTTTTGCTAAATCAATAACATCTTGAATTATTATAGGAAGAACTCTATTTTTAATTTCTTCTGGAATAGATGATGGTTGACCTTGAAAATTTGTTCCTCTAAGCATTTCAATTGCAAATGTTAATACGGGATGTAATTTAGATTCACCAAATTTAGCAGCAACAGATAATCTAGTAGGTCTACCAAATTCACCAGCAGTTAGATCAGTAACATTACCACTAAGGGTAGAAGTAGATTGTCCAGATATTAATTTACTAGCAGCTACTATATACTGTTGAAAACCACCATAAGGATCTATACGTGTATTACCAATTTGAATTTTACCAAAATCTGAAGATGTAGGATTCATGTCTACATCTCCACCAGCCATAGATCCTAATGTAGCTATTGTAGTTCCAGCACCAGCAACAGAGAATAATGCTTTTAATGCTTGTTTTCTAGTAAATGGATCTAATCTATAATAATAATTAGGATTAAGCATTTGCACGCGCGATGCAATTAATCTAGGACTAAATAGAGTAGAATTCAATAATGGCGCGTGTCTCTCTAATTTACCAAGAGAACCACGACCAGTTGAATTATTTACAAATTCAGCTAAATTTCGCGCAAGTGTTAAATCAGTTTTTGGATCTTTACCTATTGCAGTAGCATCCTTTACAAGTGAATTAAATGTATCAAATCTCAATTTATTTAAGAATGCCACATATGCGCGATTCGATCTCCTAACACCCGGAATCTTTTCAGCCCATGTTGACATGAACTGTTCTTCACGATTAGATAAATTAGTGAGATCAGTTAATTGTAATTTATTATGAACCGCGAATCCAAAATCAGGACTTTGCTCTATAGCTTCTTGTGTAGCTCTAAATGCTTTTTCACTACCCCAAGATTTAAACATATCATCAAGACTAGTCCAGAATTGCTTACGATTAATCATAGGCAATCCCTGTCTTAATGGAGCAGAAAAATCCCAACTAGCCATTAATGATCTAGGAAGATTAACAACTTCAGATACTAGAGTTTGTTTCCTATCTACTAACTTCATTTTATTTATTGCTTCATCAATAAGTTCATCTCCAAATACACGGCGCATTATTTTCAATTCACTAGCTTGAGGAATATCTCCCTTTAATATTTTAGATAATCCTTGACCAGCATGAATTTTAGTAAACTGATCTCCAATAGGAGCTTTCCAAATCATACTAAATAATTCATCTACATCAGGTTGTTCTAATTGATTTCTTAAAGCAGGCATACCTAATTTAGTATGCTCTCCCTTTAATGCACCTAAACGTGCGAATAGTCCTTCTTCACCAGGTATTTCTAATGCTGGCTGCATTCGTTGCATTTTAGATGCACGTTCAGCAGTATATAACTGTTCTTGACTTTTCCTAAGTGGCTGAGCTTCAGTAATTGCAGTAACCAATTTATCAATCGCGCGTGGTTTTGCAGGACTAATTATTTCAGGAATCTCGCTAGAGACTTTAACTGTAGATGGTGAAGTTCTTGCTAATATATTAGGATTAGGAATTTCACCAGCAATTTGACTCATTTTACGTAATTGTCTGAATTTTGCAATCCCCCCAATTAAACCAGCAGTTTCACCAGCAATAGCTAATGGAGTAGTTAATTGCATTCCAAATGATTTAATTGCTGATCTTTTTGGATCTTTAATCCATTCTTCAGTAGTAGGTTCTTCTACCCCTGGAATAAATGATGTAGTTGCTGCTTTCAATAATTTACTTAATATACCTTTATTTTCAGGAACTTCTTCTATAACAGGTTCATCATCAAATTCTTCTATAGGTGAATCATATAACGGCTCATCATCATCAAATTCTTCAATAGGAACTTGAGCCATTATTTCTTCTCCCCAAGCGCAGCATAACCCTGTGTTAATGCGCGGCTCAATTCAGATCGTCTAATCTTAGTTTCCTTACCAGAGGGATTAATAACTGGAACTAATTCGTCATTAGTAGGTTTTAGATTTCTAGTTTCACCAGGCTTTAATGGTGCTTTATCAATATTCTTTAGTCTAGGATCATTTATATCTTCTAATGAAGTTTCTTCTTTAGTATCAACTTTCTTATCAGTAGAACTATCACCATAAATTGATTCTATTATTTTATTATAATCAGTTTTTTCTCTCGCACCAAAACCGAAAATACCACCTGAAGGAACTTTAGCAATATTTACTCTATCTCCAGCAATAGTTATTCCAAATTCTCTAGCTATATCAGGATTTTTAAGAACAAATTCTTGAGCACGATTAGCTACTTTTCGACGCTGATCAAGAGGTAATGTGCCTTTTTCGGCTGTTGCTTTTATCTTTTCAGCTTGAGTTAATCTTTCCTGTCTACCTCTTTCACCTATCTGTTCCATTTCGCCTTTTTGCTGTCTTTCACTCTTTACACGTTCTGCACTTACTGCTAATGCTGCCTTATCACGATCACTTAGTTCATTAGATTGAATATCAGTCTTAAGAGTCCTAGACGGATCTTGTGGATTAATTGCATAAACAAAACCATCATTACCAACCTGAAATTTCCAGTCTGGATTATTAGCTTTGAATTCTTCTAATTTCAATTTGCGCGAACCGAGTTCTTTCTCAGTTTCTAATTCTTTTTCACCTAATGCTAATTTACCTTTTTGACTAGCTTCACCAATATCTAATTCGCGCTTAGCTAATTCCATCTTCTTATGCGCTAATTCAAGAGATGGATCATAAACTACATCCATCCTTTGATTACGTAACTTTTCTAATCCTGGCTGAACATATGGCGTATGAGGCACATATGATCTTGCATTTCCCTCAGATGCAGCCATTCTATTACGCTGCCTTAATCCACTGAAATCAGTTGGTATACGAACGCGCACAGGTTCGTTACCAAATAGATTACTAAAATCGGGGCCAGGAAATTCTAGTTCATTATTCTGGTCAATACCGTAAACTTTTTGTTGTCTTGGCTGATTAAAAAACGGCATCATACTCTCCAATTCTATGTATATATCTGTCTATTTATTGGAGAAGGAGATCCTTGACCATATGATTGATTATAATTAGGTTGATTATACCCACTAAATATTCCACCCTGATTAGGATATCTTAATCCCCCACCTAATCCACCAAATGACCCACCCTTCCAAAAATTACCTGACATTTGCTGATTAGGAACTTTACCTGCTAAATTCATTGTCTTAAATATTTGATCAGCAACATCTCTATTTCTTTCCATACCCTGCGCGATTCCAGTTTGCATTACATCAGCAGCAGATTCAGCCTGTCCAGGTCTAGTTCCATATAATTGAGAAGCTGTTTTATAAGCATCTAATAAAGATTGTTGAGATTCTTGCTGCATTTGCTGTCGTGCTAATTCAGCCTGTAAATTAGATTGTTGTGCCTGCTGGCCCATTCCTAAACGTGCTAATTCAGCTTGCAAATTAGATTGCTGTGCTTGCATTCCTCTACCAGAAGCGGCTTCAGTCAATCTTTCTAATCCACTCATACCAGCTAATTTACCTTCTCTAATCATTGGAGCTAACATAGCCTCTACATTAGTAGAAGCATCAGCTAATTGTCCTGCTAAACCTCCAGTTAATTTAGCAGTAGCAGCAGTATAATTTGGTGAATATCCACCTTGCAATGCTCTTTGTCTATTCAAATTTTGCATTGCATTAGCATATGTTGCTCTTATAGGAGAGACTCCTCTAGCTCTAATATTAGAAACATCTTCTCCACTAAATCCACCAGTATCGGCAAATTGACTATATCTAGATAATATACCAGGATCAGCACCAGCAGCAGTTATAGGAGCAATTGCACCAGGAGCAGTTATAGAACTAGTCGCGCCTGGCTGATATGGTTGATAATTCTTAAGACCACTTAGAATATCTTGATAGTCAGTAATTGACTTATCAGCAGCACTACTATATCTATCCCATAAATTTTGATTTGTAGGTGCTTGCCCCGCAGAAGGATCACTATAAGATGTCTGTCTACTAGGAGTAGAGACAATTCTTTGATTAGGATTCCAAAGTGCCATTATATCCTCACTTACTAACCAAGAGTAATTTCATCACCTGTAATAACAATAACAAGAATATTATTAGTTCCTGCTGATAGTGTAAGAATTTCAGCAGCATCCATAACTAAATACATGAATATCTCTCTAACTGAGTCAGTAACACCAGCAGCCGCAGCTGGAATACTATAAGATGACCATAATCTAGTTCCAGCAGCATCAGCACCTACTGATAAAGTAAATGTAACAGGTGAACCAGATGGATTAGATACATGAATCTGTCTAATAACAGTTTTAGTTAATGCGGGAACAGTATATACTGTAGCCGGACCTGTAGCAATTGCTGCCGGTCCATATAATCTTTTTGCTGTTCTTGGCATTGTTACCTCATTTTAATGGTTTCATCTCTATAATTTCTTCTGTATCATCTTTAAATTCATAATTGATTAGTTACATCTGCTAATATCCAAAATATAACTGCTGTATTATTAGCAACTGATCAAATTATTTAAGAAGCTGATTCATATACACCATTTATAATAATTTGATCATTAGTTGCCCAAACAATAGGATTATCATGTGATAATGATGATCCACTAGTATCTACATTAGCAACTCCTAATAGAGTATCATTTGCTAAATAACCAATTAATATATAATATCTTGCTCCTGCATCAGTAAGTCTTGCTGGAAAAGCTTGAATATTAATTTCAGCATCAGCCGAAGCTAAAAGAGGAAGAGCAAAATTATAAGCCCCTTCACCTGCACCAGAAGTATTTCCAAATTTCCAGTTTATTACAAAAAAAACTAACTTTCCAATTTTAATATATCTTCCTGTTAATGATCCATTTCCTATAGTTGGATTCGTTACTGAGGCTGTTAAAGTAGGAGTGAATGATTGCCAAGCAGGTATTATTAATGGATTCTGAACAAAAAATAAAGATTCTTCACCATCAATACCATCTAATCCGGGCGGGCCTTGCATACCACTAGGACCAGCAGATCCAGCAACACCATTTAATCCTTGTATTCCATCTATACCATCAATACCATCAATACCATCTATTCCTGGGGGACCTAAATTAGAACCTGCTAAATTATTATTCGTAACAAATATATTATCTACAGAACCCCCAACACTATTCAGATTATCACTAACAATTTTCAATCCAGTTATTAACTGATCAATAACTTGGAACAAAGCATTATTCTTTGTCTGTATACCTGAAGTTAACAGAACAGATTTAAGTCTATCTAAATTAGGATCTTTGAATGCCATTATTCAGGATAACTAGTAGCTTTTGGTTTAACAAATATTGCTATCTTAGAAATAGTAAATACTTCATCCATGAACTCAGTTTTAATTTCTAAATAAGCACGTTGATCAACAAAATTAGCCAAGCGTGAAGGAATTAAATTAGTAGAAGCAGACATAGTTAAATCTATTAATTCCTCAGAATTCACATCATCTAGACTATATAAAGTCATCTTCAAGTCACCATTACCTGTAACTCGAAGTCTAACAAGCCCAAAATGATTTATAAAGCTCATCCTACAAATCCAGTCTTTACTGTAGGATTAGGAATCTTAACATCAACTGAATCAGTCATATCTCTATTATATATAGTATCGTTAGTCTTACCAGGAACTATTGTATATACTCCAGATACATCAGCAGGTAATGCACTTGGCTGTGGAGGCGGTGGAATACTAGGCGTATATGCTCCAATGAATACTTCAACTGATTCAACTGGTGTGGCAAGTATCCCTATTATTCCAATCTTTCCATCTATAATTCCTGGCATTACTGGTAATGTTATTATAACTTGACCTGCTGTTTGAGATACTATAGGAGCAACTACATTAACTATTCCAGTTTCATAGCCGGGATTTGAATTTGGTGTAACTCTATAGTAAACCTCAAAACTACTAAACTCAAGAAGTTTTTCTTCTCCATCAGTAATAGTTATATTATCACCTTCGTCTGCATCTAGAGTATCAATAGAAAATTGAGTAGACCATAATTCGTATTCTCCAACTATAACTGGACCAACTCCACCCCCTGTAATATACCATTCACCAGGGCGATCATAAAAATATTCTATAATATTACCACTAAATGGATTTCCATCAGGATCTACATCACCTTGAAAACTATTAGGTTTTAGAACACCTAATACAGAAAATCCTCCAGGAGGAGGATAATTTGGTGGGGGTGTATATAATGCACGAACAGCATCACCAATTAAAATATTAATTCCAATAATACTTATTAAAGATATAGGTAAAGTTACTTCAATATAAGTTGTATAAGTTAATGAGCCAGTATCAAATAATGTATAAGGAACTAATGGAGTAAGTGTAATTTCAACAGTAGCAGGAGCAGATGATAAATCTAAATTTGCGTGCTCCATACCAGAATATAATTTAGCACTTACAATCCTAAAACCAGAATGAGGTAACGTTCCAATTGTATATCCTCGATCATTTCCATCATCTAAATATATACGGCCCCTAGAAAAAGAAACTTCAACATGACCATTATAAGGACCAGGTTGAGTAGCTGGATATTGTAAAGTTTGTCCATAAGTAGCATCTGGAATTAAATCTCCACCATATGATGCTCTATTAGGACCATAAAAAACTGCAAAAGTAGGCATTATTAATTTACCACCAAGTAAAATAATCAGGTATAATTCCACCAAGAATTAATTCATCTATATTTACAAGTGCAATTGAACTTACATTAAAATAAAAACTCCAGAAAGCCCATCGAATATTCTTAGGGTCCATTCCATTTTTATAATCACCTACTAAAAGTCTACCATCTTTTAATACAACATATATTCGTTGATTTGTAGGATCATTTAGAATTTGCATCCTACGAAATCCATTTCGATCTAATTCAAACCAAGCATTTTGTATCTTCCATGTTAACTCAGGAGATGAATATTGACCATTAAATAAGCTAATTCCTTTATAACTTGCTACTATTAAATAATCTACTGAAGCTGAACCAGAATCTAATACAGTAGCAATTCCATGAACTGGACAGCCAAGAGCATTATCAATAATAGTAAGAGGCCATGCTGAGGGTTCTTCACCATTATCTATATATGAAAGAGTCCTTGCGCGCTTGAATACATACAATACATCTCTTAATTCTTGAACATTAGTTATTGGATTTCCATCTAATGGAGCAATTATCAATCCATCAATTTGCGATATAGCTTCAGGTTCACCTGCTGTTGATACAAGAACTATAGAAATATCATCGAATGTGGCGTGTAAACAGAGTCTATTATGATAAAGAGTTAATCCAACACCAGCAGGTATCTCTGCATAATTATCTAATAAATGACTAGTATCCTCAAGTAAATCAGCATCAAAAAATGAAATATTAGAAAGAGTCGTAGTAGAATTATCAGGAACAGTCGCGCCCGGAATAAAGAAATATTGATAACCAGTTAAATCTCCATTAAAACTAGCTATCTTTTTAGTAGCTACAATATGACGTTTAGTAATATGAGATTCACCTGAAACTGGAATATTAGTAAAAGTAACAGATAATGCAGCAACAGTAGTAAATTGTGCAAATGCTGCGGGTGCGGATAACCAACCTGTATCACTCTCAAATACTACACCAAATAAATGTAACCCCGGATCAGTATTACCAGCAGCACCATTACTTACAGTTACATTTCCAGTAGGAGGTAATCCGGCAGCTTTTCTAGCCGGAGTTCCATCTCCCATATATACATATAAAAATTCATCTTCTAATCCTTTTTCAACATTTAAAGAACCATTAGCAAATGATGAAAATGGAGTTATATATGCGCGACCAGCAAATGGAATAAATCCAAAATCACGCATTCCAGTTATAGTTAATAATGGACCATATGCAGTTGATTCATCTACTATATGATATATTTCTCCATCTCCTGCACCATTCTCAACTAGTAATATTACAGTATTTGCATCTTGAGTAGGATAATTATAAGCTCTAAGTATACCAGATAGGGGTGAGCCTACACTTTGATGTAAGCCCACCCCATCTCTAGTCTTAATAGTATTAGTCCCTACAAATTTTATATTATCAGCCTGCTGAAAATGATCTAAAGGAGTATTATCAGGATCTCCACGATCCCATAATCCTCCCAATTTATCAATATCAACAGGCTGATGACTTCTTATCGAACCATCACGAACAGACATATTAGTTATGCAGGCTGTCCGATAGCCAATGCTGCTTGATCAGTTACATAATTCATCCAAACATCAGTAGCAGCGCCAGTAAAACCACTACCAGGAGCTATTTGAACTTCTGTATTATTAAAATGATTTAAAAGAATCTGATTATTTCCGCCCTGCACAGATACAGCAGTTGTAGAAATAACTTTATTTGTTGCTCCAGAACCAGCTGTAAAGAAGGTATTCTTATTAATCAGTGCAAAATTAAGAGACATCTTAATATCATTAAGATTTGCACGAAATTGACTATTCTTAATAATCCATCCTTGTGGAACATCGATTCCTGTGCTAATTCCTTTAAGAGCAGTATCTCCAAGCTGTTGAAATCTACAATCATCAATTAATACAAAACTACATCCACCAACATCTTCAATTCCTATACCATTTGCACCACCGCCAACAAAATAACATCCAATAAATTCTGCATGTGAACCATCCATATCACTAGCAATTTCTGCTCTTGATAAACGCACACATGCAGATGTGGCTACCGGTGCAAATTGAATATTAGCTATTTTCCATCCTTGTTCTCTAATCTTTAATAATGGTGTAGTAGCAACAGGTGTAGTAGGGGAAAGCCAACTAGCTCCACCACCTGTAGGAACACCACCATCAGTAGATTGTCTAGGTCTATTAGCAGCACCGATAATAGTTACATCAAATACATCTTGCGGAGTAACTGCTTGTTCCCTAAGAACTCCACCAAGAATAATTAAATCTCTACTACGAAGATTTGGAGCTAACTCAGTGAATGTTGCAAAAGAACCGCGAGGACCATAACCTTGTGGAAAAATATAATGAACATTATTAGCAACACCAAGAGCTTTACTACCAAATAATCCACGATTTATTTCTGCGGTAAGTCCTTGTTCTCTCCAAAATCCCTGCATTGTCATACTCCCTCCAGCTAATTAGCCAGTATGCATTATTGTGTATGCATTATTACATACTAAATATTGCATACCAGAGGTTAAATAACACTTCTACGAGTTTTATACGATGATCTAAATGATCTACGTCTAGTATTCATAATCTGAGAAGATTTAATTGAAATACCTAATGTGCGATCTAATGCTTCAGTAGCTTGATTAGATAATGCTTGAGCACGAGTTTCATTTTCTTCAATAAATATAGCACAAAGAGCAGCAGTTTGATAACCCAAATAAGATTTAATATTTCTAATTGGAATATCAGTATTTATTACTCCTATAGCTATAGGAGTAGCAAATATTGATTTCAAATAATCTAGTTTAATTTCAACATTAGCATTAGCACCAATAAATCTAAGCGCATTACTTTGCCATGTCCAATCAATTAACTGATTAGCTAATGTAGTTCGCTTAGGTAAAAATTCCCATTTCCTCATTGGAACGAAATCATCAGTAGCACCATCAGCACGTTCGTGCAATGCGCGAATCTCAATTAAATCAGTAGGTAATGCTGGTGTAGTTGCAAAGCCAATTGTTACAACTCCAGCAGTAATATCTAGCGCAGCTGAAACTTCATTAGTTACTGGAATATTATTTAATTCAAATAATTCCTGAAGCTCATCTAATGCCATGTTTAAATATGGCAGACAAGCTGCATTAGTATATTTAGTTTGAGCAGTATCATTCATTAACGATGCTGCCATACCAATAATAGAAGCAGGCGTTGCCATATTTAACTCGCAGCAGCTAATCCAAGTGATTCATACTTCTTCTTATCAACCACTGTCTTACAATTATTACAAACAGGAAAATTAGTATTCCTTAACATACCACAAGCAGGACAAGGACTCATTTCAGTTGAAGCAATATGATCTTTCAACCAAGCTTTTTCTCTTAATCCTAATTCAGAAGCAGCTAATTTCATATCATTAGTTATAGTAATTGGATTACCATTAGTTCTTGACCAAAGAATATCAGCCATTTTAACTAAAATTTCATACCATTTATTTTGTTTATTTCGCGCCTTTTCTAATTGATGCTTATGACTTTGCATTAAAGTTGCAAGAGTTATCTCGCCGGGAATAAAAAATAATCCTGGCATAGCATCAAGCATATTACATCCTAATATACCATTACAAAAATCCTTCACCACCGAATCAGCAATTAAAACAGAAGCCTGTGGAATTTCTAGCATGGGCTGATTTTCATCAAATTCTTTCCACCATGAAGAACTTCCTACAACTAATGTTGCTGGTTTAGCAAATGAACCAGCAGGAATTACAAACTTGCCAGGCTGAATAGTAGGCTTGAATTCTATTATCTCTTTTGGAAAAATAGATACAATAGTAGATTTATCCATCGTATTTACAGGGGCACGCGGAATTATTCGCTTAACGTTTAATAAAAAACTCATATTTCAACCCTCATAATTTCTAGGAACAATTATTGCCTGTTTATGTGCTATTGCATCTGTAGTATCAGTTTCATTCCCAAACAATTCCTCCTGTATTTTTTGAACGCGCACTTCTTGATTATACTTTGCTGCTTCTGGTTCAGTATCAGGATCTTTTTCTCTTACTACATTTCTTCGACCTAAAAGCTCATCAATGATGAACTTGCAAGCATCTAATCTAGGGGGTAAATAATTACCCTTATTATCTTCAAAAACCCAAAATGGTTCATAAGATAATTTACAATCAGGAAGTTCTTCCATATTCATAAATGGAACAGGAGTTAAACGTTCCAAAATATACTTTGCTTTAATCCATTGACGATATTTTGGAACTTCTCTAACTTCTGTTACAGTTCTAAGGAATATGCCTTCACGAGTAAAATCATTATAAGTGCCGAATCTTTTTTCAAGTTGATCTTCAGAAAATACTACTCTCCAAGTAACCTGATTAGTATCAGATTTACCATAAAATTTATCTAACCAATAATTTATATATTCTAATGTTTCGATTAACTTCATATTTTTATGTTGCCAGGTTCTATTTATACACTGAACCCGGCAAAGAGTGTTTTTGATTAATTACTAATTATTCAGTTAATTACTAATTATTCAGTTAATTACTAAACAACAGCATTTACATAATATTTAGCACTAATCGGATCATACATTAGAATTACCGGTCTATTTTGAACAGGCTGATAAGCCGTCAGAATATTACCATTTGTTAAAAACAATCCAGGACTAGCATCAGTGAAACATAAAACTACTTCATGATACCCCGTTGTAGGCGGAGTAATAGTTGCTACTTGAACAGTTCCAGTAACAAAAGTAAAACGGTTAACCGGAGTAATAGTTGCAGCAGATGCAAGAGTTACTGGTAGAGGTTGCTTATTACTCTGAGCAACATTGAGATTCTGATGAAGTAAGTCAGACATCATAACCTCCTAATATCCGTCTGGAACTTGAAGATTATCAATATAAGCGGTAGCAGCAGGATTCGTTGGGAATACCTGCATTCCTACCACCATATAGAAGATTTCAGAAGTAGCCACACCACCAGAAGAATCACGAATTTCAAATATCTTTCTTCCATCAGTTGTATAGAAACCAATAGGAAGAATCTCAGCGCGCTTCCAAATAGACTTATTAACAAAATCTATACGCTTCTGATTCCAGTTAAAACTCTTTTTAACCGGAGCACCAGCAAGCTGCATATTATCATTAAAATACATATTCAAAGCTTCCTCTTTAGGCTGCTTATGAATAGAAATAGCTAACTGTCCAATCTCCTCATATGCCGCAGCCTGAGCAGGATTAAGCCATGCTTCAGGAGCAACAGTATTATCTTCACCAACACGATTACCCATCTTAGTTACTGCAAGCCTAGGTAAAGGTAAGGCTAATGCAGAATTAAGACCATTAACACGATTAGAACGAATTTCAGGAGTTGACGATCTTGCAAATCCAAGCCAAGTTCCAGACGAAGAATTACTATGATGATAACGAATACCAAGTAATGCTTCACCAGGAGTAGCAGGAGTAGCAATACCATCAGTAACAAGAATATCAGTAGCCACTGCACCAGCAATAGCAGGAGTTACATCAATAGTCTTATTTTCAATATCCCATAAAGTAATAGTTCCCTTACCACGTAAAGTAGCAAGAGTAGAATCAAATACCTGAACAACCTGACCATAACGAACTAATCGCGCACCAAAACCGTCACTATCAAGAACATAAGTATCTACACCACCAGCAGTAGATACTGAACCAATAGTTCCAATTGATCCACTACCATCACCTTGACATTGAGAATCAATTTGACGGCGAATTTCATCTAATGCAGAAGCAGTCATTCTACGAACAGCATTAACAACTGCCTTGCGCGGATCATCAGTAGACCACTGAGTTAACTTAGTATATTCAATATTCTCTGACAAGAATACAGCACTAACAAGCGCCTTATCGAACTTCGGTCCACCACCACGGCCGAGTCCTCCACCATCAGGATTAAAATACTGAAAAGCTCCACCAGGACGTAACTCTAATGGAACGCGCATCTGACGATAACTGACTTTCTCTACATCAGCCTTACTAAGCTGAGAATAAAACTTATCCTCACGCTCAAATACAATCTGAACCTTAGGAATTACACGCTCAAGTTCTAATCCAGCAACATCAGCTTCAACTACAGCCATATAAACTCCAGTTTAGTCTTGCATTAAAAAGTCTCTTGTAGTCATATGCTTTGGAATATCCTTGGCTTCTTTAATTTTTGTGGCTGAAGCTGGCCTATTAGGTGGAACATGGCCCTTCTTAGGCGTTTCATCATTATCAACTTTTTTGCCTAAACCCTTTAAGGCTTCATTACGAGTTTTCTTAATAACATTTGGAAGTAACATCTTAGCCTTAGATAAATAAGTAGATCTAATTTTATCTATAGATTCCTTGGAGAAATTTGCACTAAAGGCTCTCTCCCAAAGCTTGTCTAATAATGTTCGGAATCTATGATCATTATCAATTTCTGTCTCTAATAATTCTAATGTTTCTCTTGAAGCATTTTTCTTAACATAGTCGCTCATAGAACTCTTTGGATCTATGTGCCTATCTATCGTAGACTTCAAGACATTTTTAACTCTAAAATCTAAATCATCTCGAACTGATTCAAAACGCTCTTTAATAAATGCTTCGCGTTCAGAATTTAATTTCGATGCTTCATCGTTATCCGATTCTTTCTCTTTAGATAATTTAGTATGAGGAACGAAATCAGTCGATCCAAAAATGAATTTATGAAAAGCTCTTGCTGCCTCTAACAAATCATCATCACCAGATGTTTTTGCTTCACGAGCCATTGCAACTACTGCATTCTTAAGCACTCCATTCATAACATGATAATGAGCATCTTTATCAACTTTAGCCAGTGATGTTAGATATTCATCAACTAACTTATTAAATGCTTCAGGATTTGAATTCTTTATTGCATGTAATATAGGAATTGTATTACCCTTAACTAAATCTGCTTCCAGCTTATCTAAAGTAGAAGATTTAGAAACTGCTGTTTTAGCATCCTCAATTGTTGGAAGTAATTCAGTATATTGCTGTTCGCGGTAATAAGCCTTTTCTAAATACGGAAACTCTTTGAAAAGAGTAGGATACTTAGCTAAAATTTCTCTACGCTTAACAGGGGCTATTATCTCATCTTCATCATCTTCTTTAATATTTTCATCATCTTCTAAATCAATTTCGTCGTCATCCTTATCATCTTCATCTTTATCATCTTCATCCTTATCATCAGATTTAATAACCTTAGCCTTCTTATCAGTCTTATCCGTATCATCATCCTTCTTATCATCATCCTTCTTATCATCAGAAATATCATCCTTTAAAAGATCATAAATATCTTCTTTACTTAAATCATTACTAGAAGGAGCTACAATAGAATCATTATTCTCCGGAGGCATTTGATTTCTCCAATGGTGCTGCTAATGGTTTTTGCGGTGGAGCAGCAGGCTGTGCAGCACTCATAGCCTTAGCTAGCTCATTGTGTATCTGAAAATGCAACAGAACGTTTCTGTAACCTTCTTTGTTATTAAGTCGTGTTTGTCTACCTACTTCACTAACTAACCAATGTCTACATACCTCAGATTCTATAACATGATTATCTAATTCTGGATCTACTTCAACAGAAGGTTCTTCTTTTTCTTCTAATTCTCCTGTCTCCATATTATCGAAAGGAACAAATATTGGACTAGAACTAAGTAATATTTGAATTTCATCTGATTGCTTCTGACGATAATCTTCTCCAGGAACAGTAAAATCATTAAGCCCAATAGCTTCCTTTATGAATGGTAAATTCTCAGGAGCCATTAGAGATTGTAATATAATTGGATTATTACTCTGCATTAATTGCATTATAATATCTTTCTTCTGCGCCCAAGTAATTGGTAGTTGATCACTTGTTTCTAATTCAACTGAACCAATTTTACCTTGAATTTCAGCTTTCTGAATATAAACATTTATAAATTTACCATTATCATCTTGTTCCACAAATCTTTCATCATCCATAATATTCTTTATATATGCAGGTATTACCTTGCTAAATATTTCTTTCCACCAAATAGTCAACATCCTCCAAGGAGTTTGTAATCTTTGTAGAGCCTGTGCGCGGCTCATACTATATTCACTAGCAGTTTTACTACCACTTATATTAGAACCACCAAACAACGCTGGTAATGCACCAACTACTAGTTGTCCGCGTTCATTCATCCAATTAGAAAATGGTAATATTTCACCTGATAAAGACGCAGTTTTAACTTCATGAAATGATTCAGCTAAATTCTTACCACTGCGCGCCTTAGCAGGAAAAATACTTCCTGGTAAAACTTCTGACTGTCTATAGGCATTAAAATCTAATGTATTAGGATCTGCAAATGTCTGTGGAATACCATGCTCAATTGTTTGAAGAACCAAAGATATAATATCATTAGTAATATCTTGAACTGAAACTAATAACATTCCTAATGGATCATGATGTAAATAGTCAGAAAGAGGATTCCTAGTAAGAGTCCAATGATCATCTAAACATTCTTCTTCAGCTTCAGCAAAACAATCATTTATAAAAACTACTTTAACACCAGTCTTATAAAGCGCATTTAACTTATCAATATCAGCTTGTTCAGATAAGATATTAAAAGCACTCGGTCTAATCCAATGATTTCCAACCGTTACATTATTTATTGGATATTCACCCTGATATTGTAAATTTAGTCTACCCCATTGATCGTAAAGATAACCACCACTTTTACCAGATGCAATCTCACGACTAATCTTATCCTTTAATTCAGGATAACGAGCTAATACATTAGAATAATGCGTTTCATAACCAAATGTTAATAAAGGAATATCTTCCTGTTTCATTGCATAATTAGGAACTCTAACATATAAACCACCATAAACTTCTAATTTCTGTCTAGACTTTGGTTTATTAGTTTTACCAACAATACGGTAGCTCTCTATTTCTTCCTTAGAATATTCAGCCTGTATAGTCGATTCACAATTTGGACAGAAATTTGCATTTGGCTCATCTAAATTAGAACCACATTCAGGACATTTATAAGTTTCAATTTCCTCAGTATATTTCTCAGTTTTATTAACTTCAACAGTTCCATATTTCTCAGATTCGTCAGTATAATTATAACAGGCAATCATTCCTTCTGTGCAATAAATATAAAGAGCATGAAGCCAAAGAAGAACAGCATCATTATGCTTAAAAACTAATTCTGCAATCTTATCACCAGCTTTAGCAGTAGATAAATCTAGAGTATTCTCTGCATCATCAGGGACACATTTAACTGGAGGAATTACAACAGATAGAGCAGCAATAATAGATTCGAGATAAGCACGAAAGATGTTAACAGGCTTATCATAAACCTGTTGATCTTCACTAGATGATTTATCATTAAATACGCGCCAGTCATGCGCGATTTCACTATACCATATTTTCTGAAACCCCTCCCAATATAACTTAAGCTGCCTCCATTGTTTAATTTGCCGTTCGCGCACGGCTCTATCTTCTTGATCAAAATGATCAACAATGGTTTTTAGTAATTTCTGAATTTCTTCAGAAGTTTTTTGACTCATTATCTTATACCAGACTTAGTAGCTAATTCACTCATTAAATGAGTATATTCAGCTTGACTTATTACACTATTTTTAAGCTGATCTTGAAGAATATTGTATGTAGTATCAAGATCTCCTATCTTAGAAGTATCAGGAAAAATACCTGCTATTACATCTCTAATGTTTTTCTCTCCAACAATAGCCTCAGGTTCCTGTATAATCCATTTTTTGGGTATACTTCTTATTTCATTAGGATCAATAATAGCCTTAAGTTTTTCTCTACTAGGATCTTGTATAGCCCATGCTGGTTGACCATAATCACTATATCTAACTCCTTCAAATCCTGCTTTATTTAATAACTCCGGATCTCGTCGAAAAATATTTGACAATGATTCAGAAGTTGCTTCAGAAGAAGGATTAGAAGCAATATCTGCTAAAATAGATTGAGGATTAGAAGCATACCAGGGAGGATTTTGAGATAATAAACTTTTTTCTAAACCAGCTTGTTTCAATCTATACAAATCTTCTGGATCTAAACCACCCATTAAATCAAGTGTATCACTAACATCTAATTGAGAAATTCTTACATTACCACCGGACTCAGCAGATGGAGTAAAACCAAGAGTATAATGAGGTTTTTGAGCAAAATGCATAGCAGCAGGTGTGCTCATTAAATCAGCTCTATTAACTCTTAATGGATCAAATCGTGTAAATGGCTTTCCACGAGTTCCATGAAATACATACTTACCAGCCGGAAAAGGTATTCCTGCTCCTAAAATATCTGGAGCTAATTCACCTAAAGTATAACCTAATTTTTCACTTAATGGACTTTCTATATTAGGTTCATCACCAATTCCTAATAAACCTCTAGGTATACTTCCAGCAAAATCTATTGCAGCCTTAGACGCACGTTTAATAAGAGATTCAGGCTCTTTTGGAGCTATGCTCTTATTTCTTGGCATTTACACTAGTCCATGTCGATGGTAATTTAATATCTTTCTGTAACATTCCACGAGTAGGTCTTAAACTATAATCTACTTCAGCAGCTAATGCTTCTTCTTCAAAAGGACGTGAACTATATCCTGATATAAGAGGACGAATTTTCTGTTCAAATAAAAATTTAGGAAGTCCCTCTCGCTGTCTTTGTTTAACATGAGTTAATTCATGCGCGAGTTTATCTTCTAATTCATTCTGCGGAATATTCTGTAATACATTTGGATCAACATTAATACTTTTACCAAATGTTCCAACAGACATTTCAGCAGGATCAGAACGAAGTTTATTAATAGTTCGTTCTAATAATGACATATTTCTAATAGGAACCTGAGTCGCGCCTGGATATTCTGATTCAAGAGACATTAATGCCCTATCTACATTTGAATCATTATCAATTAAACGACGTGGATTAGACGGCCCTACCGGCATTACTTTTCCTTACTATACTTTCCTTTACCAGTTTTCTTTATCATTTCACGCGCAATTTCAGGTGATGGCCCTGCGCCCTTCTTTCGTTTCTTTTCAGGATTATGCGCCATCATTTGCATGAACTTATACTGCTTCACGCTGTGAACTGGCATTAGATAGTGTCTCCATGTCTAATCCTAAATCTTTTTCTAATTTCTCAGTAGATTCGTTATAACGTTTTATCGCCCTTGCTTTTTCTCTATCTTCTTGTTCCAATAACTGTTTTCTTACAGCCCAAGGTATTGTCTTAGGTTGTATTGGTTCAGATGAAACTGTAACTTCATCCTTAATTACTGGTTTATTTAGATTTAAAAGACTTTCAAGTAGTTGTTTCTTTTCATAGTTAACAATATCTAATTGCTGTTTTAATATTTCACATGACTTACAGACATACTTATCATCACGATCTTCTTTACAAGATTCGCAATGAGGATTAAGTAAATGATGAAGCCATTTAAGCATTTTGATTCCTATGAAAACGACTTACAGGAGTTATTATACTAGTTGATTCGATACGTTTTGCGTCACGATAAAAAGCAGTCCAATCTTGACTAGTTTGAAGTTTATTAATTAAATCTTCATTTGCTTTTAGTTTTTGCATTTCATCGACATCATTAAATAATGAATCAGCCAAGTCAATCATATAGCGAATCCCATCAAGAGGATCATCACCATCAAATTCTGCTATATCTTCTACAGGTTTTCCTTCTTTAGATTTTGCATAAACAGCTGATTTAATTGCATTGACTAATATTGGACAACCAACTATCTGAAGTTTCGGTATATTTGTTTCAACTATAGCAGGTCTAAATGAATCAAGGTATGAATTATATTCAGATTCACCTCTATTACGAAGTAACCACATAGCATGTTCGTTATTGAATAAACGAGCTTCCTGTTTAGGAGTAATTTTAGGAGCCCATCTTAAATATTCATGTAATAACATCTTACCAGCAATGCGCGATCCAGGCGTATTAGAACTTAATTCAATAGATATTCCTAGAGCTTCTTCAATCTGTTCTTGTATAGTATGTTCTTGTCCGCGATCCTGTCCAGCAGATTTACAGAATTTAGTGATTCGCGGATTTTCTTTTTCAATGAATTCTCTAGCAACCGCTCCCCAAGTAGAAATCTTAGTCTTATACCAATATAATTCACGATAAACATATAATCTCTTATCAGGAGATATAGCACCAAAACCTATCCAAGTCATTGCTCTAAATCCCCAATCACCAACTACTATTTTAGGCCACCATTCAGGAATATCCATAGATTCTATTACATGCAAAGCATTCTCAGGCTCATCAGGATATTGTTTATCTCTAAATTCCTCAAATACCTGACCAAGATAAGCATCAAAAGAACCATAAAGTTTTGCTTGCTTATCGTGCTCAGGTAGAGCTTGTAAACTATTCTTATAGTCAGGATCAATATGAGGATTATCAGCTTGAGTAGCATGAATGAATATTCGTTTAATATTTCCCTTGCCTACAATTATCTTACCACCAGCAGGATAAGGATCTATATATCGTTTCTTAACGAATGTATGACCAATCCCACCAGGCATGAATGCCGTGCGTATAATTGCAGGTAATGATTTATCTGATGTCCGAACGCGCGTAAATCCAATATATAAATAAATATACTCAACAAATGATGTAAGCTCGTCTGGAGTATATAAATTAATTTCCATTGAATCATATTTATGAACATCATCTTCATTCTCACAATGAGCTAAATAAATTATAGATCCAGCAGGTTCAGTTCCTGCACCATATTGATCTTCACGTAAAAATGTCCATGTCATTTCCTGTTTATTATACTTCGCACCAAACGGTCTATATAACTCTCTAGAGCGAGGAACAATCTCATTCCTCAATTCTGGATAAGTTCTTCGCATAAATACTTGCTTAAATTTTGGATTTTTATACCATTGTCTGACGAGTGGAATGACAAGTAATAATTCACTTTTACCAGAACCAGCCCCACCACCAAATCCTGCTTCTTTAATAGAATCAGGAATAGATAGAAATAGTTCCTGCTTTCTTGTAGGATGCCACTCATTGTTGATATTAAAAGGCATGATTATTTATATTAATTAAATAGATTAGATAACAGCACCTTGAATGAATGCCTTAGCACATTCTTTCTGAATAGGACTAATTAATTCAGAACGTAATCCAGATTCATAATGAAATGTTGCACCACAACCATATGATACTGCTTCACGCGCGAGTCTACGAAATACATGAACATCATTAGATCGATTGCCAGGAATATTTATATCGCCAGCACCAAGAGGCTCATTATCCATTACAGGACCATGAGTTCCCGGTGTAGCACCATCAGGATCTCCATATATTGAAAAGTAAATATATCGTCCTATTAACATAGCCTTCGGAAGATCACGTCTGTTATGAATAGTAGAATAATCCCAAGCAGGAATGATAGGAAACTCTCCACCTAATCCTGAACCGCGCGAGATTATTTTAGCATTCACTGGACGATAGAATCTATATGGATCAAATCCATTCTGCTTCCATTCATTTCCTAATTCAATTAATTGAGTAGTATCAAATAATGCTGAACAAACATCATTTAAAAATAACTGCTGATCAATATATACTGGTAATTTATATTGAGCATCAGCTAAAACAACTACCTCTGGAATTTGTCCCTTCGCGTTCAATAACTTCACGAAATCATTTAGTCGACTTAAACTATATGAAGGATTAAAACTAGCAAGATTATGACACATCAAAAAGAATCGCGGTCCATCGAATCCCAATTCGCGCATTTCTTCCATTATATCCATCCAATTATCATTCTCTAAATACTTCTTGAATAGTAAGAATGAAGTATATTGAATTAATTTAGTTCCTTCCCAATCACCAAAACTATTTAATCGAAGAAATTCAGTTCCTCTAACTTCAATTGTATCAGCCGGTTGAATAATTGGAATACCATTTAACTCTTTTATAAGTCGAATAGGTGATTTACCCTCTCTATATATTTGCCATAAGAAATGAGCATAATCAGTATCTGCAGGTATATTAGGCGTAGTTCTAGTGATCTGTTTTATAAAAGCATTATCACCGTTAATTAATGCGTCGTAAGTAAGCATATTACTGGATGGGATTAGTCTTTTTAGTAATGATATTCATTAATGTAACTGTAGCACGCACAACTTCTCGATAAGCCTTTTCAACTTCATCATCATCTAATAAATCCTTATTAAATCCTTTTTCAAAGGTATTTAATATATCCTTTATTAATACTGAAGCAGCATCTTCTTTTTCCTTACCTTTTCGTCCCTTAACTTTCTCAACGTCTAAAATAACATTTAAAATATTTGGAATTAAATCAATAGCAATTTTAGCCCACATGAATTGATCTCCTAACCAATGAAATGCTTTAAATACGAAAGTCTTAGCTCTAAAGATCCAGTAGCAAGACCAGGATTAACCATTGTCCCCCAAGCACCACCATTTATTAACCCTATACTAAATCCTTTTCCAACTTTATCTGGTAATAGAGGAATTTCTACGAATGGATTATTGAATATGTAAACTTGTCTTGAGGCTGATCCTAGAAGTGCTATTGCAGTTATAGGAGTAGTTGCTCCATCTAAAAAATAAATTGAGTCGTCAGATAATAGATCATCTCCAGTATAAAATATTGCAACTTTAGTTAAATCTGTAACATCATATGCTTCGCCGCCAAAATTCATAATAGCAATAGCACTAATTAATTCTAAAATATAATTAGGATGAACATCTGGAACTAATTGCAAACCATCTTCTGCACTTAATTGACCAGGATTAGTTCCTACAATAGTTGTAGGAGGTATAACTATATTGTATTTAATAACTTCACTGCCAAGAAATATACTATTTGCCATAGTTAGTCTCCACTAAATATTGTAACAGTAATATCACCGCCACCAGTAATATCAGAATCTATTCTAGCTCTTAAAGCAAAATATTTATTACTAGCATGAATAGCTAATACAGCATCACTATTTACAACTGTAGCATTTATAGATTGTATAAGTGACCAATCTCCTGCATAATCAGGATCATGAGATTCTTCGATTTGAATACTACCCCCTGTGATAGTTCCTGCGCCAATGATAAAAATTACTAATGCTTCGTGTGAATCAGGAACAACAGCTACATTACCATTTCCACTAACAGTGGCTTCATCCTGTAATGTATATTTAACACCTTTTTGTAATGCAACTGCCATGATATTACCTTCCTATTAAGGCTTCCTATTAAGGCTTCCAACAAGCCTGTTTCTGATCTTCATTCTTAGACGCATTAACACATAATTGTCTAGTTAAAAGATTCTGGACACGCATGTATTCTTCCATATTCTGGTATAAATCTTCTGTTTCATTATGATGAAATATTAGATTCTCTCTAATTCCTGTAACATCTAATTTCATAATATCTATATTACTAGCTACATTATTAGATAGAATATATGTTAACCATAACGCAATAGCCGCAGTTGGTCCAACAACCCATAATGTTTTAGCCCACCAGGGTTGATCTGATAATTTATTCATTTGCGTTTATCACGTCAAAATCAGATTCCTGTTTTTGCCTTGGTGCAAAAAATACAAAATTAGGACCAATGCGTGGATTATTATCTTCTGTCTGAGGTTCAATATTCTTTATTATGACAGACATATCTTTAGCTATGCCTGCCGCTTCGGAGGCTTTAGTATTTTCTAATTTGTCTTGAGTGATTGATTCTAAAGCAGAGAGTAGCTTAGAGGACGCGCGTTTAGTAATTGTTTCTCTGACTTTATCTAGGTGGGTTTTTAATTCTCTGTTTGGGTTGTTATAGTCAGCTAATGAAGTAGTTCCTTTACCATAAGCATCAGTAGAATCATGACTGACACCAAAATTCTCGGCTAATGATATAGCACTAGTCCTACCATTAACAATCTTTTCCTCTCCAATGATTTTACGTAATGAAGTAGGAACATTAACATCTCCATTAGACCGACCGCGCGGATTATGTTGAATTATTTTAGGATTAGACTGAACTGATTGACATGACTGACCTGAATGACTAGATTGAATAGCCGATTCAAATAATTCGTCTGATACTATTCCTAACATGATTACTCCTATTTATATCAGACCAAATAACCAATCATTTATATATTATAATATTATCTTCAGAGGGTATTATCCCTTGCCTCGGAGTATACCACTGACCAGACTGTCAAGTCAAGTGTCTGAAGAATGAATTATATTATATATTATATAAATATACACTATTATATATTATATAAACATACACACAAACAGACTAGAATATGGGACCCTATTTATAAAATAAAATAAAGTAAAGTATAAAATAAAGTATAAAATTACATCCATCCATCGAGGTTGATATTCCCTGCCGGATCTGCCCAGTATGGGACCCTTTAACATGTGTATAGGGGTAGTTTTGAAATGTCAAAACCTTACTCTTTGAAATGTCAAAACTTTAGAAGGCTAAGATTTTGAATTGTCAAAACTATAATCTTTGACATGTCAAATTCTATCCTCAGCAGGCTGACAAAAAATGTCAGACAAAAATTGTCACATGACAATAAATGTCATCGGAAGGGGCGGTAACTCATTGATAGATGATATAAAACTATGGCATAAGACATGCAATAGTAGTCAGTAGCATGGCACTCTCACTAATTAACCTCGAACGCGCATTAAGACAAGGTAAGACGCCCGAGAGTCTAAAGGCCGAATTCCTTCAGAAGGGCGCACAAAAAGCTGGATACCTTTACATTACCTCGAAAGGTATGAAGGTTGTTATCAAGCTAGATTCAGGCGGATACAATAACAGTAATCAGAAACGTCCACCTGATTTGACTTCCTACGGATGCAAGACTATCTATCAGACTCTCGCGGGCAAATACATTATTCAAGAATACGTTACTCCGTTACGGATGCGCGGATCTAATGTCGATAATGTTCCGACCCATCATCCTGCATGGGACATTTTCTGGAAGATTAACAGACATGAAGCGGGAGATTATCACGCGGCGAATTTCGGTATCGACACTCTCGGCCGTCTAACTTGTTTTGATTGGTAAATATCATGTATATCACTCAAAATCTAGGAAGGAATGATTGTGTCCTTATCAGTCTTGCAAACTATACAGGTAAGGACTACAATATGATTCTGAAAATTGCGAATGATCTAGGCTTAAAAGAAAGTTACATTATTCGATTTGGCATTCCACAAGACTTAACTCCATCGATTATTCGTGTTCTAATAGGCAAGTTACCGCGCGTTTTTACTGTGCTGCCGGAGGTTACATTTAGCGGTTTAGCTTCGTGGAAGAAACCTCATTCCCATTCCGGTCATATGACTTGTATGGTAGACGGCAACGTATTTGACACCGACGGCGCTATTCGTTCAAGAGAAGATTATCAGACGTATTACGGTGTAGTTCTCAAGAGAGCATACTATTTAGACTAGGGAGAATAAAATGAAAGAATGTCCTATCTGCAAGTATTCGTTTAGCGCGCATCGATCCCATTGCCCAATATGTGGCGCGGCTCATGTAAGTCAAAGGTTCTATATTGACCTTGCATTCCTACCTCGATGCCTTCAAATCGTATCAGCCATAAACGCCGAACGTGTCGGTCACTACAGAACGCGCATGTTGAAATTTGATACATGCGATCCCGATCAATAAAACTTGTGTCTGTCCTAGAGTGTCACAATTCTAGGACAGAACAGAATTCTTAGAGATCACGATTTTAGTAGTTGACAAGGTAATCCCGACATGCTACAATGGTCTTAGATAGGGCAATCAAGCCCAAGGGAGGTTAGACGATGACTGCTACAGGCCGCACAATCAAGGTTGGTGACGTGACACTACCCGAGCACACGGACACTCTCTCATTCACGGTGCCGCCAACCGACAAGATCAAGCCTGAACAGGCTACTAGGGCCGGCGAGAAATACGAAAAGACTTTCGTGTTTCCTCAGGTATCTTCGGTAGACGAGGCAGAACTTGTTGCTCTTGAAAAGGAGTGGACGTTAGTTGAATTCGTGAATGACAAGCTCAAGAATGCCGCGCGTGCAAGTGCATATCAGAATGAGGCTGCATTGTATCGCGTGACCGAGATTTCTGCGGAGGATATCAAGGATCGTATGGTCCGAGATTTCATTCGTCTTGGTCATAGTGAAGCAGAGGCACGTGCATTGCTCGATTCTCTCATGACGAAGTAAGCTCGCCATAGACCGGATATAGTTCAGTATATGAACGTGTCCGGTCTATTCTTTTTTCATTCTTTTTTCCAGTATTACATAATTGATTAGGGAGAGAGAGGTAAAGGTATCTCTGTCTCTCTCTCTCTCCTAGACAGGATGGTCGATATCCCACCTGCCAATGTCCTGTTTAGGTGACACTTCTCGGAGGAGGTTTTCTCTTTTCTTTTTTTTATTTTTTTTTTTTTTTAATAATAATCATAAATTATATAATTACCAACAAGCTATAACTGTCCACTTCTTAGGACACTTGACAAGGGCTGCTGGCCGTGCTACAATAAGAGAGAGAGAGATAGAGAGAGGTAGAGGGGAGTGTCCTGAAAGGAGGACATTATATAATTGGAGAAATAAAGGATGAGTTTCATTTGTGACATTTGCCATAAACCTACTGAACCGCGTATACCTATGAAACGCGCGGTTATTGAGACTCGAAACAGAATCTATACTCAAAAGGATGGTAGACAGACCTATGGAATAGAAACGGTTAGAGAGATTGCTACTTGCCTTGAATGCTGTGTATGGAAACCAGCAAATGAAGAACAGGCGGATGCTAGATTTATCAGACACCTCTTAATAAGGACTAAATAATGGAATTAACTTCTAGACAAGTCGCAAAGATTCTTGGCGTATCAATATCAACAATTTCTAAGCTAGTCATAGCAAAGACTTTGCGCGACATCGGCCATACTGCTAACGGTGGTAAAAGACACCAACTTAGGTTTGACTCGAAAGAAATTCGAGAATTCGCAAAGACATATCAGTCGAGATCAAAGTCATCTCGTATCATTCAATCAAGTAATTCTCCTGTAATGAAGATTGATACGCTGATCAACACTATTCGGAGTCTTGAAGCAAAGGTCGATAGACTCATTTCTATGTGGAGTTAATGATAGGTTAGCTAATTGTTCCTACAAAACATTAGCATCATTATTTGAATTTAGCCGTTTGACAAATAATGATTATTAAAACGGCCATCTAATAATTAAGAATAAAATGAATACTTCACCTATTGATCAAAAATGGATAATGAATTACTGTGATAGCCTTCTACAACTTATCGCAAAATTACCTGTAGAAGAAAATGTTATGCGCGATACTCTTTTACGTCGTGTCGAATGTGTAATGGATTTATTGACTGCGTGGCAAACTAAAAAGTAATGCACTAGATTCTCTCATTTTTGTGGATTACAAGTTCACAAGGTGTGATAAATTGGATTACTCACCAAAGTAATCACACGACTAACCTTGAGTAAGTTAGTAAACTGCAGGTGAGAGAACCTAGTTGATTATTTTGTGGAGTTAACATTGAAATGAGAATATATCCACGCCAGTTTAATATCAAATCATTACATAAAACTATTTCAGAACTAAGTCTTAATATTATCGATGATTCTCTAAATTTCAATTTTACAGACGGTTCAAGATTAAAACTTCATGATAACTCTCTTACATGCTGTGAAAAACGTTACATGGTGACTGATGATAATCTTAATGATTTCATCGGTGCGATACTGCTTAGAATTGAAATACGTGATGCGCCTGATGTAATAAACGAAATACTTGAAGTTCATGAAGTTCAATTTCTTGCTGTGACTACCAGTAAAGGTATATTCACAATATCGAATCACAATGAACATAACGGATACTATGGTGGATTTTCAATTGAAGCAATTGAAGGATAAAAATCGTGTCTAAAAAGTCAAAGCGTCATACTCACAAGTATCATAAGGTATTAGTTGCTGGAGATCCTGTATGGGCATGCGCACTTCCCGACTGTTCACATTATATGCCTAATCATATGAGTGAACTAGTTCCTGGTCGTGCATCCTTATGTTGGAATTGTGGAGAGAAATTCATTCTCGACAATACTAACATGAGAGAGACTAATCAGCCTACTTGTATTAATTGTTATAGAGCAACTGACTGGACTAGTAATATAGAGGAATTCATTTCTAATAAGGTAGCCGAGTAATGAACCATAAATTCATTCCTTCCCAATTAGATAATACTAAATGCGCGAATTGTAAATTTCCACCGAACGCGCATGATGATTCTGCACAATGTGAAGCGTGCGGAAAAATCACTATCTGTGATATATACATAGATATGCTTTTCTGTATCGAATGTATTGAGAAAGAAAAGAATTTTGATGCTGCGAGAGAAAATAATTCTGACAAGCGCGTAGAAGAAATGGAAACTGACCTAGTAGAACGTAGTAGAGCAATAGATCAATCATTACAGATTCGCACCGATCTATTCAATGCTGCCACAATTGCAATAGTTGATTTAAAGAAAGCAATCGACGAAGATCCTACAATTGAAAATAAGAATTATAAACTGGCTGAAGAACTTGATGCGCGGTTTCGGCATTTCAGATCAATAATCTTTGACTTAGATGAACGAAGATTACAACTTGCTAATGAACAACGTGCAATTCAAGTTTATCTGAATGACTTAGCTTCTAAGCTACGTAAAGAAGAACGTGAAAAGTTAAGACTTCAAGATATTAATTATCAACCGCGCCCGATCAAGATTGATAAGCCTAAGACATTCACGAAGCGAAAGCTTGATAAAGCAGAGCTTAAGAAATATGCCAATGAATTAGGAATTAGTGAGTTTACACTACAGACTATTGTAGTCAGTAAGGGCGTAACAGTCGAACAGGCCGCGAATATTTTACGTAAAGCAATTAAAGAATCTAAGTCAGAACATAATATAGCATAGAGACTTAGTAATGAAAGTAATCAATCGAATAGATGATCGTCCTACTGATGGTAATGGATTACTACCATCATATTGTCCCGAATGTGACGGTAATCTAGATTTTAAGAGAATCAATTCTATTCTCCATCTTATTTGTAGAGAATGCAAAAAGGCAATTAAAATATGATACCTAAATGGTATTGGATAAGATTGAAAGTCTGGATTAGGAATATATTAGATAATGACTAGACAAGAAGCTACTAAGTTCTTACGAGAAGAACTTAATAAATACAATTTAACAGATTGGCATATCAGATTGAATAACAATCTGGAAGGCCGAAATGTATTTCTAGGTCTTTGTTCCTACAAAGACAAGTGTATTATTCTAAATTCTCACCATATTGAAATTCATCCTGATCCTGAAGTAGTTAATACAATTAGACATGAAGTAGCACATGCTTTAACTCCTGGTATGGGACATAATGAAACATGGAGAGCTAAAGCTATTGAAGTAGGTTGCACTAATACTGCACCATGTAGCCATTTATTTTTAGATCCTACAATAATCGATGCTATTAGATCGGGCGCGGATGTTCAAGTTGAATTTGAAACTGAAGTTATTCATCATCCGAAATATAAGATATCTAGACTTCAGGAACTTTGTCCATTTTGCAATAAGGTAGCAATTGAGAAGTTCGTTGCTGAAACATTCGATAATGAAGGTAATAAGGTTAAGCTAATTACCTATGAATGTTTCCATGTAGTCAGGAAAGTAATTCCGCGCGGCACGCCATTCGAAGATTTTATTACTTACGAACATCGAGGTAATAATTGTATTCATAATTGGGATAAGAATCATTGTGTTAAGTGTAATGCATATAGGTTATACGATTTTCAAGTTGTCGGCGCAAGATTCTTAGAAATTGCATTAGCAACTAAAAAGGGGGGCGGATTACTTGACGATATGGGTTTAGGTAAGACTGTTCAAGCATTAGCATATCTAAATTTCCATGAAGAAAAGTTTCCTGTTCTATTCATAGTTAAAAGTGGAATTAAATTTCAATTTTTCAAGGAAATCATTCGTTGGCTTGGTCCTAAGTATGCTGCACAAGTAATTTCTACTAGCAGGGATTATATTCTACCGGGATTGAAATGCTACATTGTATCTTATGATCTACTCAGATTTTTTCCAATTGAAAAGATTCATGCTATTGGAATAAAGACAGTAATTCTTGATGAAGTTCAGCAAATTAAGAATCCTGATTCTGCAAGAACTAAAGAAGTTAGAAAATTAGTTAAGGATGCACAAGTTATCCCAATGTCTGGAACTCCATGGAAGAATAGGGGGTCTGAATTTTTTGTCTGTCTAAACATGCTAGATCCTACACGGTTCCAATCATATCAGGGATTCATGCAAAGATGGGTAGATACATATTATCATGGAGATAAGTTAAAGATTGGTGGAATACGTAATCCTGAAAAGTTTAGAGAATTTGTATCAGATATTATCATACGTCGTGAACGAATAGAAGTAATGAAAGAACTTCCAGTAGTTACTAGAAATATGCTCTATTGGGAGTTAGATAAAATCTCTCAAGGCGCATATGAAGAAGGACTAGCAGACTTTGTAGCATGGTATAACAATAAAGTAATAGGTGGAGAAGAAGATTCTTTCGAGACTCAGACTAATATGTTAGCTAAACTAGCAAGGCTACGACATATTACAGGACTAGCTAAAATACCTGCTACACTAGCATTTACTGAAGAATTTTTTGAAGATACAGATCGAAAGTTAGTGATATTCGTTCATCATAGGGATGTTGGACAATTAATACATAATGCAATAAATGAGAAGTTATCTGAATGGAATAATGGTATCAAGTTATTTCAGTTAACATCAGAGAAAACTCCTGAAGAAAGATTTACTATTCAGGAAGAATTCAATAAATCTCCACGCGCGGTTTTAGTAGCATCTACTCTCGCTTCAGGTGAAGGATTAAATTTACAGACATGTGCTGATTGTATAATGCATGAAAGACAATGGAATCCGGCGAATGAAGAACAGGCTGAAGCGAGATTTATTCGTATCGGTCAAGTCGCTAATGCTGTAAATGCAACATACATAACAGCGGCAGGTAGTGTAGATGAACATTTAAATGGAATCATAGAAACAAAGAGAATACAGTTTCATCTTGCAATGAATAAAGGTGAAATGGCTAAATGGAATCAGGGAGATATTGTCAAAGAATTAGCAGAAAATCTAGTTCGAGATTATATGAATAAGATGAAGGGAAGGGTTGCTTGATATGAAATATAGAATGATAAGAATAACAACTGAAAAGGAAGAAATAGAAGTTACAGCACCGTCTATTCTTGAAGCTATAGACATAGCTACTGATAATACTCCTGATAAGATAAAAATAATAAGTATTCATAATCATGCTCCCAATATAGAAGTAGATTATAATTCAATAATTAAGGTAAGAAAATAAATGATGAAACCAATTAGTAAGAAAAAGATTTTGTAAATATTCATAAAAACTTATTTACTATGAAAAGTGCAACTAAAATTATCTATCAAATAATTATTGAACCAAATAAATAAATGAACTACAAATTCAATATAGGCGAAAAAATAACATTCGATCCTGCTACTGATCAAGGTAGAGTCATCATTACTCTATTGAATCAGTTACAACTGCCTGATATTGGAATAGTGAACGCGCAAAGCCTAGAACATGGACTAAAGTCTTATACAGTTAAATTCAGTGATAATCATATACTGTATGATATTCTAGAAAATACTTTAATGAGGTTGAATTAATTATGCATGAAAAAGAAGTAAGATACAATCCAATAATTTATTTAGGCGATGGAGTATATTTAGGTAAAGATGATATTGGTCGTCTATGGCTTTATACTTATGATGGAGTATTCTTTACAAATAATAATATATGTCTTAAATCAGAAACAATTCATGCTTTATTAGGGGCACTAAAAGTTTTTAAGGCTATATAATGTCTAAGTATATTGAATGTTCACAATGTAAAAGTAAAAATACAGAGATTGAAGTAGATAGAGATGTTGATGAATATTATTATGTTTGTGTATGGTGTAAAGATTGTTTAACTTATTCTCCTTTTCCTTTAGACGAAGATTGGAGAGAATACTATGTATCTAACACATAACTAAAAGAGAGTATATAAATACATGTCAGAAATAATCATACCCCGAAAGAATATAATTCTAGACGCAACAGTCCTATCAACATTAATGGGCTGCACTAGACTAACTGACTTTAGATTTAATCATCATTTAATTGCTATTGATGGTAAATCTAATTCACTAGAATCAGGTTCTATAGTCCATAAAGTATTGGAGTATTATCATAAGAGTTTAATTAATGGATTTAATCAAGAATTAGCAATTCAAAATGGTCTTACTGCTGGAGAATTATACATTCGCGGTTGTAAATTCTGTTCAGGATTTATTTCATCCCCAGAAAATCCTAAGCCACAATGTAATCATCAGATAAATGAATTTGAGGGAGTTAAAAATACTCCTGAAGAATCTACTAATAAACCTAATCGTATTGGCTGGCGATATGCATTAGATACTTGTCAGCAATACTTTGAATTTTATAGAAATGATTATTGGACGACATTAGAAGTTGAAACAGTTAAGAGTAAGATTCTATATCAGGATGATGAGATTAGAATTCTTTGGAAGGCAAAGCTAGATTTAGTTGTGGATACCAATCAGGGAATCTATCCCGTTGATCATAAGACTATGAAACAGAACAGAGATACAATATCTCTGAATAATCAATTCATAGGTCAGTGTTTACTTCTAGACACACGAACAGTTATTATCAACAAGATAGGTTTCCAAACTAGTCTAGAGCCTAAAGAGAAATTCAAACGAGTAACAATGTCTTACTCGGCTGATAGACTAATAGAGTGGCAGTCTGAAATTTTACCATACTATGCTAAGCGTATGCTTCATGCTGCCGAATCTGAATATTGGGCGCCAAATTTTGATCATTGTGAAACTAAATATGGGGTATGCGCGTTCAAAGAAATTTGTGAAGCTAATCGAGACATGCGCGAAGAACTAATTAAACAGCAATTTATTGTTGGTGAACCTTGGGAACCTCGTGATGATTAAATATAAGTTTATGCGATATCTTGTCGTCTTTATGAACGGACACAAAGAAGAAATCTTCGGTTGTGATTGGATGGATGTAAATCACATTCTGAATGAGCTAATCGTCCGTGTCGGTGTTCCACCGGACCTGATCTACATGCTGGATCTGCGAAGGACTAACAAAGGACCATTAGCATAATTGGTTAATGCACTCGGCCCATAACCGAGCTTATATAGGTTCAAGTCCTATATGGTCCACCAATATATAACCTGCGCGTTTGGTGGAACTGGTATACACAAGAGACTTAAAATCTCTCGCTAGCAATAGCATATAGGTTCAAATCCTATAACGCGCACCATAATTATTAGGAGAAAATAATGCCTATAATTGATGACTGGTCAATCACTGAAGCAATGATAAAGTATGGTGGAAGTTTTGTTAATAGACTTGGAATACTATATCGCTTTGCTGATGAAGAAAATGAAAAGAAATTAAAAGAAGCTTTTTCTGAATATTTTGAGAAATATAGAGAAATAGCTATAAAGTATAACACCTAAGAGTTAGGAAAAAATAATGACTCCAGTAAAATTTCCACAACAAACTACTGTATGGGCAAGAGATCAACCTCCATATCATCCATTACCAGCTTATACTGATAATCAACAAACTATAAGTTGTTGGCGTTTAACATATAAAGAGCGTCTATCTGTGTTAATCTTCGGTAAGCTATGGCTTAGACAGATGAATTTTGGAAAACCACTTCAACCACAAGAACTAATGATTAAAAATCCATTTGTATTATAATAAATAATGATAATAGTCAAAGCCATATTAAAATCAAAATTACTAGATGGTATTGAAGTAATGACTGTTCCTATAGGAACAGAATACTTCATTGATCTGAATAGTAAAATAACTTTAGATTGGTTTAATAAAGATGTAAATTATGGTAAAAAAATTGAAGCTGTAGTAGATGTAATGAATGGAGGATACTTACCTTTTGAATTACTGGAGATTAAACTATGAAACCAGAAAATGTAAATTGTCCTGAATGTAATGGTCCCATGATTTCACGTAAAGGAAAATTTGGTATCTTTTGGGGTTGCTTACAGTTTCCCTTATGTAAAGGAACTAGAGATAATATGGGAATGTCTAGGGAAGATAGAGAATCTTTGATGGATAGAAGTGAAATTAGTGGAACTGATTATGAATAAACCAATTGCGATACTCTCATCGGATTTTTATCGAACATTAGATTGGGCTAGAATTACATTTGATTTAGTAGAAATAAATTTTATGCTAAGAATGCTGATAGATAGTAAGGGGCAACAATATTGTATAATAATCGATCCTCAGCAAGCTCTTGGACGAGAATTTTCCAGTTACATAAAAGCACCTGATTATATTGATTTAGAAACTATAATTCAGTCAAGAGTTAGATAAAAAATGCCAACACTATTTCATCTATATATTATAAGACATAAAGCTACTAATGAAGTAATGCCTCAAATGAAAAAGAATAGAGGTTATACTAGTTGGAATCCTATTTGTAATGATTATCCTGAACAAGCACTAGACATACCTAGATTATTAACATCTAAAAAGCAAGCTAAGATGGTTATTAATCAATGGTTCAATATGCCTAATGCTCACTATGAAATCATTGATGAAGATTATAATATTTGTTTCAAAGATGATGGCCGAAAGAAAGAAGATTTAGAAATAGTAATGGTAGAAATTAACGAATCTCCCGTAAAAATTAGATAAAAAATGCCAACACTAGATACAGTTGACCCTTCTATACTTTTTAGTATGTTTAAAGGAGAACCTGGAACTAGAAAGTCTACTCAAGCCTTATCTTATCCTAAACCCCAATATTGGTTTTCATGGGATAGAAAGATGGAGGCATTACTAAAACCCATGAAACTGTGGGGTATAGATCCAAAACAAATTAACTTTGATGATTATGAAGATTGGAATAAGGCTGCTATTAAACTAGAAAGAATGCAAGTAGATTGTCCATATAAAACTATCATTGTAGATAGTATAACTTCCTGCGCGGATGCGGCATTACGACAATCAATGAAATTAAAGAAAGGAACTAGTAGAAAAAGTGGAGCTACAGCCGGGAAGGAAATTGCTGGTATTCCAGTAAACGAATTAGAAGATTACATGGCTGAAGCAGGAGCATTGAGTGAATTAATTGCTCTGCTCAAAGATATTCACCGGTATCATAAAATGCATGTCATATTGATCGCGCATGTAATTCAAGCCGAATATAAATCAATAACAGGCGAGACTCATATGTCTCGAACAATTGTAACAGCAGGAAAAAGAATTGCTCCAAAAATTCCTGCTTACTGCACTGAAGTCTATCATTTCAATATAGATAAAGGTTTTGATATTTCAGCAGGAGGTAACTATGGATTATTAACAGAGCATACCGGCGATGACTTTGCTAGAACTTCACTTCCACTAGATCGAAAAATAATTTTCAACAATGATCCTATCTATGATAAGTATATCAAACCTGCAATAGACCAACTTAAAGAACCTTCACAACTAACAAAAACTTTCTAAAAACAAACAACAATGCCTATCATTTCATTCACTGAAAAAGACTTGCTTCGTGGAACTGTAGTTGAGCCTGCTTGGTATCGTTTGAAGATTGAAAATATTGGTGAAGCATTATCAAAGGATAAGAATTCCACTAACTACCCTGTAGAGGCTACCATTATTGCTAATGCTGATAATGGGGATGCGCGATTCGCTAACGTGCCGATTGAATGGAATTTCAATAGTAAGGCTCTCGGCTTTACTAAAGGATTTCTTGCTGCTTTCGGTGTTGAATTAAAGCCTGGAGTTAGGTTTGATCTTGCTAATGCTGCTGGTAAGGAACTCGATGTATTTATTGAGAATAAGGAATATGAGGGGCGAATCATAAACAACGTTCCTCACAAGTATCGAACTCCAAGGACTGCATAGTAATATAGTTGCCAATCATATAGCTAAACATATAACCTATATGATAGCTGAAGACTTTAAACTGTAGGCCACAGTGGAGAGTGTCTGAAATGAATGTGTGGATAAAGTGGCCCACACTGGCAACTGCAACAAATAGCGTAGAATTCTGTCTATGTTTATTACACCACATAGCCTACAATATTCGATAATATTCTCCGTTGAGAATTGTAATATGTCGGTATTGTGCCTAAAGACTAAGCAATACGTGTAATAGACATGACAGATAGGGGCGGAGCACAATGTATACTTAATTGTATATACGTGCTCCGCTCCGTTGTATAAAATTATGGCTGAAAAAATCGAAGAATTAACACTAGAAAAATTGAAGGAAGTATTCTATGTAACTATGCATTTAAGTAGAGTAGCTGATGTAGATGAATCATGGAAAATCTTCTTGAGAATTTTAAGAAAACATTGCATTATTATTTCTGAAAGGTAATGATTCAATGACTGAAGATACTAACCGCGCGACTGGAAAGATTATTAAAGTGCATGAAGCAGGATGGGGATTTATTTCTTCGCATGATATTGAATTTACTAGAATCTTTTTTCATTGGCAGGCTCTTGTTCAAGATACCTTGAATTTTAAGGATCTTAGGATTGGTATGAAAGTAGAGTTTACTCCTGTAAAGCATATCGATCCTGAAACAAAGAAGGAAGGCTATCGAGCACATAAAATTCGAGTAATTGAAAACGAAGTCAAGACTTAGTAGGGATAGATTGACTTTCAGAGAGAGATATAAAAAAGAAATTAGATGGGAAGCTAAGGCTTCCGTTATAGAATTATTTCATCTTCTCTCTAAAGAAAGAAATAAAAGTTGGACTATAGAGAACACAGCTAAATATTTCGGAGTAAGTTCAGGACTGATAAGTGAGGATTTGAAATTAGCACGCGCGATTCATGATGATCAGTTAATACTACAGTGTCCTAGTAGACAAAAGGCGTTGAAAAAATTGAATAATGGATAAAACTTACGTCCCCGCATCAGGTCCAATTGGCGCTAAATTAATGATACTAGGCGAAGCACCTAGTTATGCTGAAACTGAAGCTAGACAACTTTTTGTCGGCCCATCTGGTAGAGAATTAGATAGATTACTTAAAGATGCTGGTATTAATAGATCATCATGCTGGATTAGTAATGTCAGTAAATATGAAGTTCTGCCTAATCTACAAGGTAAGAAAATTCCATTTATTATTCGTGCTAAAAATGCAGGAATAGATGTTGATCAACAACTTGAAGAATTACAGATTGAGATAAATTCAATTAAACCACACTGTATTCTAGCATTAGGCGGAACTGCATTATGGGCATTAACAGGAAAAACTAAGATACAAGATTATCGTGGTTCTCTAATGTTAGGCATGGGACATAAAACTGTTCCAACTTTTCATCCTGCGCATTTATTACATCAATCGGGCGGAGAGATTCGTGGATACTGGAACAGACAAGTAATGCTATTTGATTTTAAACGCGCTCTCAATCAGAGTAGATTCTCTGAATTAGTTCTTCCAAAAAGAATCTTATCAGTATGCAAAAGTTCCGCGCAGTTAGCTGATTTTTTTGAACGACACAAAGGATATACTAAACCAGCAATTGATATTGAAGCTGGTGGATCTTGTCTACCAATTTGTATTGGAATTGCATTTACTCCAAAAGAAGGAATAACAGTTCCTTTATGGAATACTGAAAATATATCAAGCATTCCTAATGCTGATCTAGTTCAGATATGGATCATGCTAGCTAACTTTCTAGCTAGTCATGATATAGTAGGACAGAATTTTAAGTATGACCAAGACAAGATTAGAAGATTAGGATTTAAGATTCGATCCCTAACTTCAGATACACTTCTTAAAGCCTTCGCAATCAATCCAGAATTACCCAAAAATCTAGCTTTCAATACCAGTATATATACTGAGGAACCATTCTATAAGAATGAAGGAATGTATGAAGGTTCAATGAATGATTTGCTATTAGGATGTGCACGTGATTCATGCGTCACTAAAGAAATTGATTTAGCAATGGACCCTGATTTAGATGAATTAGAATTAAGACCATTCTATGAAAATTTTCTGATACATCTTCATGATCTATATCTTGGAATAGAGAATGAAGGATTCTATATAGATCATGCCGTGCGCGATTCACTTATTCATAAATATATTACATGGTCAGAACGACTTGACTATGAAATATATAAGTTAGCAGGCACATATATCAATGTCAATTCACCTAAACAAGTTTTCAT